CCTCAACATCAACTACAGTCAAAAAAGAAGAAGTTAATGATATTCCAAAAAGGAAGTCAGTAACGAATCATACAGGGACTAATTATAGTCCGGTATATAGTACAAAAAAGAAGAGATAAGGAGCCACTATGCTATCAAATACAGCAACTCCCAAATATTATGCTCAATTTAGAGAAGATGTCATGAAGGGTAGAATCCCAGTATGTGAAACTATCTCAATGGAAATGAATAGAATTGATGAGCTTATTCGTAATCCAGGAGTATATTATGATGATAAAAAAGTAGAGGCTTGGATCAAATTTTGTGAAACTGAATTGACATTAGTTGATGGTTCTGATTTACATTTATTGGATTCATTTAAACTCTGGGGAGAACAACTGTATGGATGGTATTATTTTATAGATAAATCAGTTTATGAACCAAATCCAAATGGTCATGGCGGACATTATGTAAAAAAGACAATCAAAAAGAGATTAATAAATAAGCAATATCTAATAGTTGCAAGAGGTGCGGCTAAATCTTTATATGAAGAATGTGTACAAGCTGATGGATTAGTAGTGGATACAAGTACAACTAAAGGTGTAACCACAGCACCTACAATGAAACAAGCAGAAGAGGTATTAAGTCCTTTTCAAACAGCAATTGCGAGAGCTCGTGGTCCACTTTTTCAATTTCTTACAGAAGGATCTTTACAAAATACTACAGGTTCAAAAGCTAATAGGCAGAAATTAGCATCTACTAAAAAGGGTATTGAGAATTTCTTAACGAATTCGATATTAGAGATAAGACCGATGTCGATACCCAAGTTGCAGGGGTTAAGAAATAAATATTCAACCGTAGACGAATGGCTATCTTGTGACATTAGAGAAGATGTAATAGGTGCACTTGAACAAGGTGCTTCTAAGATAGATGACTACATCATAGTCGCTGCATCATCAGAAGGAACATTTAGAAATGGTTCTGGAGATGATATAAAAATGGAATTAATGAGCATCCTTAAAGGCGAGTATAAGAATCCTCATGTGTCTATTTGGTGGTATAAGTTAGATGACATAAAAGAAGTATCAAATCCTGATTTATGGATTAAAGCCAATCCAAATCTTGGAATAACAGTGACTTATGAAACCTATCAGTTAGATGTTGAAAGAGCTGAGAAATCACCTACAGTAAGGAACGACATTCTAGCTAAAAGATTTGGAATACCAATGGAAGGATACACATATTTCTTTAGATATGAGGAAACCTTACCGCATAGAAAGCGATACTATAATGGAATGCCTTGTGCACTCGGTGCAGATCTATCACAAGGTGATGATTTCTGTGCTTTTACTTTTCTATTTCCACTTGAGAGGGAACAGTTTGGTGTTAAGACTAGATCTTATGTAACTAGTAGAACAGTTGAGCAGTTGCCTGGTTCAATGAGACTCAAATATGAGGAATTCATGAATGAAGGTACTTTAATTGTTATGGAAGGGACCGTTTTAGACATGACAGAAGTCTATGACGATCTTGATCAGTTTATTATAGACATGAACTATGATGTAATGTGTTTTGGGTATGACCCATATAATGCAACTGCATTTGTTGAAAGATGGCAAAAAGAAAATGGTGAATTCGGAGTCGATAAAGTAATTCAGGGTGCTAAAACAGAATCAGTTCCTCTTGGTGAATTAAAAAAGATGGCAGAAGATAGACTTCTATTATTTGATGAAGCTCTTATGACTTTTGCTATGGGAAACTGTATAGTCCTAGAAGATACAAATGGCAATAGAAAATTGTACAAGGTACGAAGAGACCAGAAGATCGATAACGTATCAGCTATGATGGATGCTTATGTAAGTTACAAACTTAATAAAGATTTATTTGAGTGAGGTGAGATATGAATCTTAACTTTGATTTTAGTAAGATATCATCTCTTGGAAGTAAGATAGCTGGTTCAGTCAAAGGTATAAATGTTAATAGCATAATAAGTGGATTGAATCCACAAAGTATAACTTCAGCAAATTTAGGAAGTATTACAAGTGGTATAGATTCTAAATTAGAGTCAATAACTTCTGATATGGAGTCTAAAATATCTAATGGAGTTGCTAATGGTGGTGATATAGAAAGTTTAAGTAAGGAAATGGAAACTAAAATGGCTTCATTTGAATCAGAATTCGATCCTGAGAATCTAAGTCTTGACGGAGCTAGTGGCTTTGCCAGTAAGTTACAGAATATAAATTTTATGTGAGGTATTAAATGTCAACATTTAGAGAAAGATTAAAGAATTCATGGAATGCTTTCCTTGGTAGAGATCCTACAGTAACTTATAAGGTGGATATGGGGCCTGGTTACTCATATAGACCAGACCGTACAATATTATCAAGGGGTAATGAGAGATCAATAATAACTGCTATTTACAATCAAATAGCAATAGATGTATCGAATATTGATATCAGACATGTCAGAGTTGACAAAAATCGTCAATATTCTGAAGATATTGATTCCGCATTAAATAATGCCTTGATGTATAATGCAAATCTTGATCAAACAGGTAGAGCATTGACAAAAGATTTGGTATTATCTTTATTTGATGAAGGTTGTGTAGCTGTGGTTCCAGTATTAACATCGGCAAATCCTAAATACACAGAATCTTATGATATATATAAATTAAGAGTAGCTAGGATAGTTGAATGGTATCCGCATGATGTAAAAGTCAAAATTTACAATGAAGATACTGGTAAAAAAGAAGAGATTGTGCTTCCTAAAAAGATGGTTGCTATAATTGAGAATCCATTTTATGCGATCATGAATGAACCAAACTCAGCATTTCAAAGATTACGCAGAATCCTTAATCAAGTTGATAGAACTAATGATCAGAATTCTGCTGGTAAAATGGATCTTATCATACAGCTCCCATATATTACCAAATCTCCTACAAGACAGATACAAGCTGAGGAGCGTCGTAAGAAATTGGAGGCTCAACTTGCTGGTTCACAGTATGGCATAGGCTATATAGATGGAACGGAAAAGATTACTCAGCTTAATAGATCTCTTACAAATAACCTTTGGGAACAAGCAAAGGATTTGATGGAACAGATCTACAATCAGTTAGGTTTTAGTCAGAGTATATTTGATGGAACTGCTGATGAAAAGACAATGTTAAACTATTATAACAGAACTGTAGTCCCGGTATTAGCTACAATAACAGAAGAATACCAGAGAAAATTCTTATCAGATACAGCTGTAACTCAAGGTCAAGCCATTATGTATTTCAGGGCTCCTTTTAAATTAGTTCCTGTGGATAACTTAGCAGAGATAGCCGATAAGTTTACAAGGAATGAAATAATGACTAAGAATGAATTTAGAGCAATTCTTGGCATGAAGCCGTCTGATGATCCAAAGGCTGATGAGTTAATAAATAGTAACATAAATCATCCAGAAGAAGCTGATGGGCAGCAACCACTAGATATGGAGGAGACGCCAGAAGATACTGAACAAGAATCAGCACCTCAAGCTCCAATGGATGAGGAAACATTACTAAACGAAATTAAAAAGTTAGGAGGTTAATGCGATGAAGTATGACTTTAGTGGATGGGCCACTAAAAATGACTTGAAATGCGCTGATGGAAGAATAATTCGCCGCAATGCATTTAAAGTCAATGATGGCAAAAAAGTCCCTATGGTATGGAACCATCAACATAACTCAATCGGTGATGTTCTTGGTCATGCTATGCTTGAAAATCGGGATGAGGGTGTTTATGCTTACTGCACATTTAACAACACTACTGCTGGTCAGGAAGCAAAAGAATGTGTTAAGCATGGAGACGTTGAATCTTTAAGCATATGGGCAAACAATCTTGAACAGGATGGACATGATGTACTTCATGGAGTAATTCGTGAAGTAAGCCTTGTTTTAGCTGGAGCAAATCCAGGTGCCTTTGTTGAGTCAGTTATGGCACATGGTGAGCCACTTGATGAAGACGAAGATGAAGCTATAATTTATAGCGGTGATGATCTTTTCTTTGAACATTCTCTTGATAAAAAGAAAGAAGAGAAAGAAGAGGATGATTCTGAAGAAGAGAAAGAAGAGGATGATTCTGAAGCTGAAGCTGATGAAGATGAAGAGAATGATTCTGAAGCTGATGAAGAAGATGAAGAGGAAGATCCTATGAAAAAGATATCTAGAAATTCTAAAAAAGAAATAAAGCATTCTGATGAATCTTCTGAGAAGAAAGAGAGGACATATCAGGATGTCATAGACACAATGAATGAGGAACAGAAGAACGTTCTTTATAGTATAGTTGGTAAAATCGCTAAAGATAGTGAAAATGATTCTAATGAGGAGGACGATGAAGACATGAAACACAATATTTTTGAAAACGATGAGCAGCAGGCAAACTACATCTCACATGCTGATATGCAGCAGATCTTTGCTGATGCTAAGAGGCTTGGTAGCCTCAGGGATGCCGTAAATGAGGCTTTTGAAGAGGGTGGAGTTCTTGCACATTCGATTCCTACGGATGGAATGACCGGACCTAGTCAGTCTACAGCTAGTCAGACTTATGGATTTAGGGATCCTGATATGCTTTTCCCTGAATATAGGAATCTCAACAATACGCCTGAATGGATTTCAAGGAACATGGACTGGGTCCAGAAGGTTATGTCTGGTGTACGTCGCTCACCTTTCTCAAGGATCAAGTCTCAGTATGCAGATATCACGGAAGATGCTGCTAGGGCAAAGGGTTATATGAAGGGTAATCTCAAGAAAGAGGAAGTATTCACTCTGCTTAAGAGAACAACTGATCCTCAGACTATCTACAAAAAGCAGAAGCTCGACAGGGACGACATAATCGATATCACTGATTTCGATGTTGTTGCTTGGATCAAGGCCGAGATGCGAGTAATGCTCAATGAGGAAATCGCTCGTGCAATCCTTATCGGTGACGGTCGTCAGGCTGATGACGATGATAAGATCCAGGAGAATCATGTACGTCCTATAGTTAAGGATGTTGATCTCTTCAACATTAAGAAGGAAGTTGTTGAGACTCAGACTGAGAAGGGTGCTAAGGCAGTTATCAATACTGCGATCAGGGCTCGTAAGGATTACAAGGGATCCGGCAATCCGGTTCTATTCACAACTGAGGATGAGCTTACCGAGATGCTTCTTCTTGAGGATGGTATCGGTCATAAGCTTTACAAGACAGAGGCTGAGCTTGCTACCGCTCTTCGTGTGAGTGCTATCATAACCGTTGAGGCTATGGAGGGCTATAAGGTATCTATTAATAATGTCGACAAGGATCTTGTTGGTGTTATCGTTAACCTTTCTGACTATAATGTCGGTGCTGATAAGGGCGGCGAGATCAACCTGTTCGATGATTTCGATATCGACTACAACCAGTATAAATACCTGATTGAGACCAGGATTTCTGGAGCTCTCATCAAGCCTTTCTCTGCTATAACCCTTTACAGAACCCCTGGCAATAACAGCAATTCATCTGTTAGCCCTCAGGGTTAATAGTCTATAGATTCCCTAGTAAGAATTTCAAAATGGTTGAATTTTTACTAGGGAGTTTCTTTAATGGAGGTTAAGATGAAGTATTACGATAAGATAGGCTTCTGGAAAGATGATGTGGAAATTAGACCAGGAGTATTTAGGAGTGAAGTTATAGAGAAATATTACTCTGGTGATGTATTAGAAAATAGGCAATATTGGAATAGTACAGAGCATCAGAGTGATGACCTAAGTGTTAATAATAAAATTAGCATTATAGCTGATCCATATCTTAATGATAATCTTGGCTCCATTAAATATGCAACTTTTATGGGTGTTAAATGGAAAGTTAAGATTTTAGATATCAAGTATCCTAGAGTGATCTTTGATTTAGGGGGTATTTACAATGGCATCGACGCTTAATAAAAGACTAGAATTGCATGAGATGTTAAAAAACATTTGTGATAATGTCTATTTCTCTCCACCATCTGGTCATAAGTTGAAATACCCTTGTATAATCTATGATCGTGGATATACAAAAGTATCGTATGGTGATAATTCCCCATATATGCTTGATACTAGATATACCTTAACTGTTATAGATCCAGATCCAGATAGTGAAATAGCCCCTCAAATAGAAAGACTACAAAAATGCTCATTTGATAGGCATTTCGTATCTGATGACCTGAATCACGATGTGTTCACAATTTACTATTAAGGAGGAAATTGACAATGAAACTTAATTGGGATGCGATAGGTGATCGCTTTTATGAGACTGGTATAGATCATGCAGTTCTCTACCCTGTTTCTAATGGTGCTTATCCTAAGGGATATGCTTGGAATGGTATAACCTCTGTATCAGAGTCTCCTTCAGGAGCAGAGGATACCGCATTGTATGCTGACAATATTAAGTATTTGACACTTAAGAGTGCTGAGGAGTTTGGTCTTACGATCGAGGCTTATACTTATCCTGATGAGTGGGAAGAGTGTGACGGCACTGCAGCTCTTGCTACTGGTGTTAAGATTGGACAGCAGGAGAGGAAGAAGTTTGGTCTTTCATATAGGACCAGGATCGGTAATGATGTGGATGGCGATAGCAAGGGCTATAAGCTTCATCTGGTATATGGTTGCTCAGCTTCTCCTTCAGAGAGGGGATATCAGACAGTTAATGATAGCCCTGAGGCAATCACATTCAGCTGGGAGATCACAACCACACCTATAACTCTTGACGGTTATAAGCCTGTATCTCTTATCACGATCGATTCTACAAAGGTAGATTCTGAGAAGCTTACCACTCTTGAAAATAAGCTCTATGGTACAGATGGATCAAGCTCAGCTTCACCGGTTGGCGGCACAGATGCTTATCTGCCTCTTCCTGATGAAGTTAAGAGGATCTTTGCAGCTGGTTAATACTTTTTAGATGATAAGTGCGGGGTAGTATTATTCGGGGAAAGCCCGGCTACCCTGCATTTATTTCAAAATGAAAGGAGAATATGCATGTTAGTTAAAAAAATTAAATACACAGATTTCAATGGACAGGAAAGAGAAGAAGAGTTTCTGTTTAATCTTAACAAATCAGAACTTATAAAATGGCTCACAACAAATGGTGGATATACAATTGAAGCTATTTTACAGAAAATGATAGATACAGAGAATGTCAGAGATATGATCAATGAATTTGAGACCTTAATCTTGACTTCATATGGTGAGAAATCACTTGATGGGAAACGTTTTGTGAAAACAAAAGAAATACAGGATAACTTTAGATATAGTCCAGCATATGATGAGCTTTTTATGGAGCTTGTTGGGGATGCATCTAAAGCTGCTGAATTTTTTAACAAAATAATACCGTCAGATCTAGCAGCAGAAGTCGATAAGATCATGAAAGAGAATCCGGATCAGGTTCCTGATGTTTTAAAGAAAGCTGACATAGCTCAGATACCAGTTAACAAATAATTTTATTATTTGATATAAGGGAGATTATAGATATGCCATTAACATTAAAAATACCTGCTCAATCTGGATTCGATTCAGATAGGAATGAGTTTATAGAGGTAAAGGAAACAACCCTTCAGTTGGAACATTCTTTAATCTCCCTTAAAAAATGGGAGCAGAAATATCATAAGCCATTTTTAGATAAAGACAATGATAAAACATCTGATGAATGGCTTTACTATATAGAATGTATGACTATAACACAGAATGTAGATCCTAATATATATAGATATATGCCAGTTGAAACTATTAAAAAAATTACAGACTATATAGACGATCCAATGACAGCTACATGGTTTAGCGATAATGGACATGGAAAAAATAAGATAAATAAAGAAATAGTTACAGCTGAAATAATCTATTACTGGATGATCGAATTGAATATACCGATGCAATTTGAGAAGTGGCATTTAAATCAATTACTCACACTTATACGGGTTATAAACATAAAACATGATCCAAAGAAGATGGGTAAGAAAGAACAGGCAATGCAGAGATCTGCAATAAATGCTCAAAGAAGAGCTAAAGCACATTCGAGGGGGTGATAAGGATGAGTAATAGTAAATTAGTGACACATTCAAATATCAGTCCTAATAGAACATCTCCAAGAAATCATGCAATAGATACTATATCTATACATTGCATGGCTGGAAATTTGACTATAGAACAGTGTGGAAAACTGTTTTCAGATAAAAATCGTAAAGCATCATCTAACTATGGAATAGGAACGGATGGACGGATCGGGATGTATGTTGAGGAGAAGGATCGTAGTTGGTGCACCTCTAACTCAGCGAATGATAACCGTGCTGTTACTATAGAAGTAGCAAATGATGGCGGTGCGGAAACCGGATGGCATATATCAGATAAAGCCTATGAATCTTTGATTCTTCTTTTAATCGATATATGTCAAAGAAATGGAATAAAGGAACTGAAGTGGAAAGGCGATAGACGGTATATAGGCAAAGTAGAAGAGCAGAACATGACTGTACATAGATGGTTTGCACCAAAAGCATGTCCTGGAGATTATCTGTATACTCTGCATCCTAAGATCGCAGCTGATGTTAATAGGGTATTAAAAGGTACAGTACAAAATATTCAAAATGAGCCAGTTATTGAGAAAGACAACTCTAAAAAGATATGGGATTTCTTAAGGAGTAAAGGCCTTACACCAATAGCCACAGCTGGACTTATGGGGAATCTCTATGCTGAATCTGGTCTAAACCCTAATAATCTTCAGAATAGCTATAATAAGAAGTTTAATTTATCTGATGAAGAATATACAGCGATAGTTAATAACAAAGTATATTCTAGAGATTCATTCTCAAAAGATAAAGCAGGTTATGGTTTAGCTCAGTGGACATTCTGGAGTAGAAAACAGGCCTTATATGACTTTACAGTTGGTAAAGGCTTTGGAATAGACAATCTCAATAAGCAATTAGAATTTGTTCTTGTTGAGATAAAAGGTTTAATACCGAAACTAAATGCAGCTAAGACTGTAAGGGACGCCTCAACTTTGGTTTTGACTCAGTATGAAAAACCAGCAGATCAAGGACTTAATACACAGACTAAAAGAGCAACCTTTAGTCAGGCATACTATGATAAATATGGGAGGTAGAAATGAACGATTATTATGTTATAGCTCCATCTGGATCTGATCTTTATCATCATGGCATATTAGGTCAGAAATGGGGTAAACAAAATGGGCCGCCATATCCATTGAGCGGGTCAGATCACTCAGCAGCTGAAAATAAAGCTGGATGGAAGAAAAGTTTATCATCTAATGCTAAGAAAGCTGCTGGCATAGCTGGTAGAAGCGCAAAGAAAGCCATAACAGTAGCAAGTAGCGGCGCTAGAAAAACTGCAAAAATAGGAGCTAAAGTTGCTAAAGATACATTAAAGACAGCAGGTGGCGCAGCTAAGTTTGCTGGAAAAGCAGCATTGATTGGAACTTTAGCTGGAGGTGGACCAGTAGTAGGAGCAGCAAGACTAGCTGCTTATGGCGCTATTAAGAAAAAGATAAAAGCAAATGCTGCAAAAAGAGGTGTTACAACTGCTGATCAAAGACATAAGATGTCTGATGAAGAACTCAATTATAGGGTTGGAAGATTAAGGCAGGAGAACGAACTTAGACGTCTCGAAGCTGAAAATGTAGATGCTGGAAGAGCATTAATTAGAGATATTGGAAAAACTGCAGTTAAGACAGCAGCAACTGGAGCTGCACTCTATGCCGGTAAAGCAATAGTTACCAAGCAATTCAATGCAATGGAATTTGGAGATGCTATGTTTAGAGGCGGAGCTAAGAAGAAGTAGGTATAAGCATGATTAGCATATCCAGTACAGGAGATTTAAAACATATACAAAGGTTTTTAGAAAAATGTCTTAATAGAGATTATATGAACATCCTTCATAAATACGGTCAACTGGGTGTGCAAGCACTATCTCTAGCTACACCTTTGGATAGTGGTGAAACAGCAACATCATGGAATTATGAGATAGAACAAGATGGTGATACAATTACGTTAGCATGGAATAATACTCATGTAAATCATGGTGTTAATATTGCTGTTATACTACAATATGGACATGGTACAGGAACTGGCGGATATGTTGTTGGTAGGGATTATATAAATCCAGCATTAAGACCTATATTTGATGATATAGCAGACGCAGTATGGAAGGAGGTTTCTAGTTTATGAGTTCAACGATTGATGAAAGAGTTGTTGAATTACGCTTTGACAATAAACAATTCGAAAGCGGAGTTAGGGAATCTCTTGCTACATTAGAAAAATTAAAAGAAGCAACAAACAAAAGTGTATCATCTAAAAGTTTTGAAGGTTTACAAAAAGCAGCAAATGGTTTAGATCTTAGCAATATATCAAAAGGTATAGAATCTCTTCAGGGTAGGTTCTCAACTCTTGGAATAGCTGGAATGCGTGTCATCAGTAATATTACTGATGGTCTTATGAATGGATTAGGAGGAGCGATTCATTCTGTAACTAGTTCGATAGTTAGTGGTGGTATAAAGAGAGCCATGAATATCGAAAACGCCCATTTCCAGTTACAGGGTTTAATAAAGGATGAAAAAGAAGTTCAAGCTGTAATGCAACAGGCTAATGATTCTGTTGATGGTACCGCATATTCATATGATGTAGCTGCTAAGGCTGCATCTATGTTTGCGGCATCTGGTTTAAAATCCGGACAGCAGATGGAGAATGCTTTAAAAGGTATAGCTGGTGTTGCTGCAACAGCAAATGCAGATTACGAGCGAATATCTGAACTATTTACTACTATAGCTGGTAAAGGAAAGATCCAGGCCATAGAGTTAAATAGATTTGCATCTATGGGTATGAACGCTGCAGCTGCATTAACTAATTATTTGAATGATGTAAATAGTGGAGCAATAGAAGCATCTGAAAGTGTAACAGAGGCGATAAAAGGAATAACAGATGGTGTTCAAATAACTGAAGAAGAACTGAGAGATCTAGTACATGATGGATTAATATCATTTGATATATTCTCAGAAGCAATGTCAACCACATTCGGTGAACACGCTAAGGATGCTAACCAGACATTTACTGGAGCCATGTCAAACATAAGAGCAGCTCTTGCAAGAACTGGTGCCATGTTTATAACTCCTCTTATTAAACAAAATGGTCCATTTGTTCAGTTATTTAATGCTATAAGAATAAAAGTAAATGAATTTAATAAAGCATTAGGGGCGGCAAATGGAATAGCTGCTAGATTTACAAACTGGGTTAATAATATGGTATCCGGTTTGGTACCATTAGTAGAAAATTTCAAAATAGCCAATATTTATACTAGAAAATTTGCTGATGGTACTGAAAAAGTATTTGAGAGTGCACATAAAGGTGTTCAAAAATGGGGAAATGGAACTGAACAGATAATAGATAAGGACATCTATACTCCATTCCATGCTTTTTCTGATATAATCCAAATAGTAGTTTACTCATTACAGGGTTTAAAGTCCATATTAGTACCGATTGGTGAAGCGTTTGCAGATGCCTTTTCATTTGATGTAAATAATCTATATAAAGGTATAGAATCCTTAAAGCAGATGGCATCTCACTTTAAATTATCACAAGAAAGTGCTGATAATTTGTACGATGCATTTAGAGGAGTATTTGATATCATAAGAACCGGGATATCATTAGTGGTTCGATTGGTATCTTCATTTTTACCGTTCCAAGATCAAGTAGCAGATACTGGAGCATCATTCTTAGAAATAATAGGATATATTGGAAGGGGCTTATCTGAATTTAGCAGATGGGTAAATGAATCAAAAACATTAAATGAAATATTCGATGCTATAAGATCAACAATGTCATGGGTTTATGATGGATTATCAAAAGGTGTTGGTTTTATATCTGAATTTCTCCATTCTTTAGATTTTAGTGTTTTAGGCGATATCTTTACAAGCATAGCTGATATGATATCTCCTATAGATGCATTAAAAACTGTATTTGGTGGTTTAAGAGATTTTATAATAAGTGCTGGAGATGCTATAGCCGAAAGATTTGGTGGAAAGTCTTCGGTTATGGCAAATGTACAAAAAGTAATAGAAAAACTAGCAGAAGTATTTGGAAAATTAAAAGATGCAATAGTAAATTCGATAAAAGAATATGGTCCATTAGAAGCTTTCTTTAAAACCTTAAACGGTGCTTTACTTACCGGAATATTAGTAAAGTTACGTGATATGGTTAAAATAATGAAGATGGATCCTTCTAAAGGAAAAGGCATATTTGGTTCAATAAAACAGACAATAGCTGAAATTGGAGCATCTTTAAAAAGAACAACAGCTGGACTAGCTAAGATGTTTAAATCATTATCTCATCTTATAGATGCTAAAGCTGTTAAAGAATTAGCTATAGCCATAGCAATATTAGCTGGATCTTTATGGTTCTTGTCTACCTTAAGTTATAGTCAAATAACAAAAGGTTTAGGCGCAATATCTGCTATGATGTATGAAGTAATGGGTGCTATGACATTACTAGAAAAAGGTCTTTCTGGATCTGATGATTTAAAAGATGCTTTAACTGGGGTACTAGATGCTGTAAAAATTAATATGTTAGCATCTTCTCTTTTAAAAATAGGGGTTGCTATACTTTTATTGTCTGTCGCTGTCAAATCTTTGGGATCTGTAAACTTTATAGATCTTGCAAAGGGTTTAGGAGCAGTTACGATTCTCCTTGGTGAGATGATGGGCGTAATGCTTATCATAAGTAAAATGGGTGTTGAAAAATTAACATCTGTTGGTTTAGGCATGATTTTAATAGCAGGTGCTGTTAGAATATTAGCTGGCGGTGTAATGGCATTAGGCAAAATAGATACAAAAGAAGTAATTCAAGGTTTGATATCTATCGGAGCATTATTACTTGAGTTAGGAATATTTACAGCCATGACCGGTGGAGCCGAAAAGATGATATCTGTCGGCATAGGCATGTTACTTGTAGCTGGTGCTATTAAGATGCTTGGCGGAGTCATTAAAACATTAGGAGATCTTAACATAAATCAAATAGCACAAGGTTTAGCTGCTATAGCTGGAATAATTTTATCACTTGGAATATACACTATGTTGGCCGGTGGTGCTAAAAAGATGATATTGGCAAGTGCTGCTATGGTAATATTATCATATGCTATAAAAGGCATAGCAGAAAGCCTGATGTCTTTATCCATGATGAGTTGGGGACAAATAGCAAGATCATTAGTTGTAATGGGTGTTGCATTAGCTGAGTTAACTGGCGTATTATTGGTTCTTGGTCAGATTAAAGCATGGAAACTTGCAAAGGGTATTATAGCTCTAAGCTCTATAATAGAGATAATTAAATCACCCATGAGTGAAATGCTTATGAATTTGGCAAAACTCAGCTGGGATCAGATAGCTAGATCATTAACTGCTATGACTGGTGCATTGCTTATAGTATTAGGTACTATGTTCTTGTTAAGAAAATTCAAAATCAAGGATCTATTAAAAGCCACTATCTCTTTAGGCTCAGTATCAAAGAGCATGTATGTAATAGCACAAGGATTAGTTCAGTTAGCATCTATTGGATGGAAAGGTGTAGCTGTTGGATTAACCGCATTGGGTGGTGCTATTGCTGAATTATTAGCAACTATGCTCCTAATAAGTAAGATGAAATTGAGTAATGTTTTATTTGGGGTTATCCTATTGGCTTTGGCAATAAGAGCGATTCAACCAATAGTGCCAATAATGCAGGAATTAGGTTCAATTGGATGGTCTGGCGTATTATCTGGTTTAGTTGCTTTTGGTGGAGCATTAGGAATATTAATAGGTGCTATGTATTTAGCTGGTGTCAAAGCTCAGAGTGGTGCACCTTTAGTAGGAGCATTACTTATAGCATTACTATTGCATACAATTCAACCTATAATACCAATAATGCAAGGTCTGGGCTCAATCGGATGGGATGGTGTATTATCTGGTTTAGCCGCTTTTGCCGGTGCAATGGGGATATTAATAGGTGCGATGTATTTAGCTGGAGCTGGCGTTGCTGCTGGCGGAGTCGGAGCAGCCATACCTTTAGTTGGAGCATTATTATTAGCTCTTATTATAAATACAATTCAACCTATAGTCCCAATGATGCAAGGATTGGGAAATATTGGTTGGGAAGGTGTAAAAACCGCTTGTCTTGGATTAGCCGGATGTTTGGCAATATTAATAGTTGCTATGTTCTTAGCCGGAGCAGTAGCTCCATATACTGCAGCTGGTTCAGCAGCATTAACATCAATAGCAAATGTATTGCCTAATATAGCATCATCTATGCAAGTGTTATCAAGCATTAGCTGGGCTGGAATGAAAGAAGCTTGTAAGGGCTTGGCTATAACAATCCTTACATTATTGGTATCTTTAATTGTTATAGGTGCGTTATCCCCCATGGCAATAGCTGGCGCTGCTGCGCTTGGTGTCATTATTACTGAACTAACAGCAGCGTTATCATTTAATGCTGGATCTATAACAAATATCATAACAAAGGTATCAGATGCCATGACTAAGTTCATGGAAATAGTTGATACACTAGCCAAAGCAGATAAGGCTAACATAGATAAAGCAACAGCTTGTCTAACTGGTTTAATATCTGGTTTAGGTGAAGCTCTAAAGTCATTTGGTTTGACAAGTGGGATAAGAGCTATTGGATTTGATGAGGTAACCGATGGAATATCTAAATTAACAGACGTAATAAAGGTTCTAAATGAGGTTGATGCCGCCAAAGTTGGTGATGCTTTAACTAATATTGGAACATCAATGGAATCATTTGGTAAATCTTTAAAGTCATTCCAGTTATTAAGTGGAATAAGAGCAATTGGTTTTACAAAGATGTGTGATGGTTTAGCTAAACTAGCACAAGTATTTGCAACTTTAAATACTGTAAATCCTGTAACAGTTGGTAAGGGTCTTATATGGGCTGCTAAGGGTATGGCTCAAATGGGTATAGCATTAAAGTCATACGATCCAATGATGGCTGAAGCTCAGGCTAGAGCTATGTTTATAGTGGCACAAGCTATTGAAAAGATAGCTCCAGCAGTTAAAACATTATCAACTGTTCCTTTAGGACAGGTAACAACCATAATGGAGTCTTTAGGAACGGCATTTAAAGACTTCGGCACAGCATTAGATAATACTCCATTCTGGGGTTCTGGAATGAGAGCATCTGGTATAAATGCTCTTTGTGAAGGCATTTCAACTTTAACAGAAGCATTACCAGAACTTATAACAATAGCTGGTGGTGAAGGTGGTAGATATGTAAAACAAGCTCTTAATATAGTTGGCGGTGCATTTAAAGATTTTGGTGATGCTTTATCTGGTGATAATTTCTGGTTTGCAGAAGATAGAGCAGCAGGAATTGTAAATCTTTGTGAGGGCATAAAGGCTCTTAACGCTGCTTTACCGGAACTTATAAAGGTAACCGCAGGAGAAGGCGGTAGATATGTATCTCAAGGTTTAGGTATTGTAGGAAAAGCTTTTTATAATTTTGGCAGTGCATTAAAGAATACACCAATATTTAATGCTGACGAAAGAGGAGCTGGTATAGTTGAAATAGTTAATTCCATAACAACATTATCAGACGGAATGAAAACGTTCATAAATGATATTGGAACTGGAGAAGAAGTAAAAACTGCATTTGAAATAGTTACAAGTGCATTTTGGCATTTGGGTAGCGGGTTAAGAAATACGCCGTTATTTAATGCTGATGAAAGAGGTCAAGGATTAGCTACAGTAGCCGCTAATGTTAAATCTTTAGCAAGTGGTATTAAAGATTTTGTAGAAATAGTTAATGAAAATGATGCAAAAACGCTTCAGCAAGTATTGACATATATAAGTACAGCATTTATGGACTTTGGTGTAGCTCTTAAAACTGCTGGATTTATAAATCCTCAAGGAAAAGCAGATGCTATAGTATCAGTTGTTAATTCAGTTGATAAACTAGTTGATGCTGTTGTAAAATTAACAGGTTTAAAAACGGATGTTGAGGGAATTCAAACTGTATTAGATGCTATAGGAACTGCATTTAAGGATTTTGGTATGGCTATTAAAAAAGCTGGTTTCTGGGATGCAGAAGGTAGAGCAAATGCTGTAGTTACTGTAGTCAACTCAATAGATACACTGATTAGTAGTGTTCAGAGAGTAAGTAATATGCCTATTACTGATTTACAGCAACTATTGGGCTCATTTGCTGGTGGTATAATGGCTATTGGTAAAAGCTTAAAAGAGTTTGATGAAATGGCTGTTAGCAATGCCAATGTAATAGCTCAAGTTGTTGATAGCATATCAGTATTAACTACTTATACCAAAGACCAGTATGCAGGTGCAATAGAAGGTATAAATGGCTTAATAGGTATTCTTACTAATATAGGTAAGTTTGATACAGCATCACTTACTCAGTTTAATACTGCATTAAAGAAGACAGCTACTGAAGGACTTCAGAAATTTGTAGAAGAATTTACAAATCAGGGTCCATTGGCCGTTGAAGCAGTTAGAGCATTCCTTGATGCTATTATATTAGCCATGGATGAGTATACATCTAAATTCCAGGATATGGGTAAGAAGCATGGTGAAGCGTATGTTGCTGGGCTTAGATCAGTATACGATCAGGCTGCTACAGCTGGTAAGATGCTTGGTATGAAAGCTTACTCAGGCCTTGAATTACAGGTTAAGAACTTTGAAGAAATAGGTGTAATGTGTGCTAAAGGATTTGCTAGAGGATTAGTAAATAGCGAAGCATTAGCTGCTATAGCTAAATCAGCAGCTGCAATAGGTGCTAAAGCTAAAGAAGCAACCAAAGCATCCGTTGATTCACAGTCACCATCAAAAGATTTCATGAAGATCGGAGCATTCTGCGGTGAAGGTATGGCCATAGGATTATATGAATGGGGTGACAAAGTTGCTACAGCAGCAGGATCATTAGGTGAATCAGCTAAATCTGGATTACAGCTTGCTTTAGAGAATCTCAATAAGGAAGCTGATGACATCTTAAGTGGTGCGCCAGTGATTACACCTATGGTTGATCTTACAAATGTAATGTCGGCTGCTGGTCAGATCAATAGCATGTTCAATTCAGCACTATATAGAACAAATTCAGGAACAAGAAGTATTGCAAGTGTCATGTCAGGTAGAGTCTCGCAGAATGGTAGTGAAGAATTTCAAAATGAGAATGGTTCTAGGTTTGGAACTCATTACACATTTGTTCAGAACAATAATTCTCCGAAAGCTCTGTCTCGCTTAGACATTTACAGAGATACGAAGTCGTTATTTAAACAATACAGAGAGGCGGTTGAGGGAGTATGATACATTCAGTCACAGTCACTAATCATTTGGGTGAGTCTCTGGAATTGATACTCACTCAGCCGGAACTCTCCGGCTTAATAGTCAAGAACATAGACGGTATGGGACCATCTGATACTACAGTTAATATAACTGAGTTAGTTACAATGGATGGCGGGATTGTTAATTCGGCAAGACTTAATTCAAAAGAAATTAAACTGGATCTTATATTCATGGAAAAACCTACAATAGAAGATACAAGATTATTAACTTATAAATATTTTCCAATAAAGAAACCGGTATCTCTTACATTTAAAACAATAAGACCCGGAGATATAGAAAAAACAGCTACTATTTATGGTATAGTTGAAAAGAATGAGCCGAAGATATTTCAGAAGCAAGAATCAGCAACAATAACAATCAATTGCGCTGATCCATATTTTCATTCAGATTCAATAAATAGTAAAATGTTCTTTGGTGCAGAACCTTTATTTGAATTTGAATACAGTAATGAGATAGATGAAAATCCTCAATATGAGTACTATGATATAGATACATATGGAGAGGATGGTGTAATTGATAGCGACAGAATAGTGTATCGTGAAGTAGATGATAGCGGTATAACAATAGTAGGTGAAGATGAGGGTATTTTAGATGATTTCGAAAATATTGATAAAATCGATATAAAAATACAATTCCGTCTTCTAGATATGCATGAGGTGTATAATGGATCTATTACTAGAATTTTAGATGATCCAGATCCAAAAAATATTGTAATACCATTAAATGCTCATAATATTTTATTATATGGGAATCCGGATGATAATGGCTTTAAACTATATGTATCTAGAGATGATAATAATAATTTAGTTCTTAGATTTTTAAAGCAAAATGCAGCTTTAACATATAGATTAGATTTTATACATTATACATCACAAGGAAAATCTACGACCAAAACCATTTACTATGATGAAAAAGGGAAGATTCAAGATCATGACATAGCAAGAAATGTAGAACGTACTTATATTTGTAATTATCCGGCTTTAAATATAGAATATTTTGCAAAAGGTTTTCAGCATGGGTATCCTAGGTATAAAGAATTTATAACCATGTTATCAGAAGATACAAACCCAAATAACAGAAAGATACCAGATGGAACTACAAATCTTGAATTGTATAATAATTCGGCTTTTGGACGAATTTTAGTTAGTAGGTCTAATGAAACATTTACAATTAAAGTAATAACTTCTGCTAGTAAATCATCTGCACCATTCGATGTAGATATTACAAAGTATCAAGTATATAAAAGATATAAAGATATTTTTAATACTGAATTAGGGATACTAAATACTATAACAGAAGGTAATATCTGGTATGAAGGTGACGGCGATACTGGGTTCATAATCGATGTTATTTATAAAGGGTTGGCATCTGGTATACAGTTTATAGATAAAGAAACCGGAGAAAGAATACGAATAAATGAAACAAAGTTAAGGGAAAGAGTAGGATCAGTTCAATATGGAGATATCTTTAGAGTTAATACCATTCGTGGTCAGAAATCAGCTAAATACATAAGAGAAAATTCTAAACAAGAATGGGATGTATTGGATTGTTTAGTAGCACCTATACAATGGCTTAAACTTGTTAATGGTAAAAATGTATTTGGTTATTCTGCTGAGACCGGTCTTGATAAACTCGTATTTGATATAAAGTATGACGTTCTTTATGGGGGAATTTAAAATATGGATCTAATAGTTTATGATACAAATTTTAATATAGTAGCTATTTGCGATGACTACGAATCCCTCATATGGAACGATCGGTACAATGAACCTGGGGATTTTGAGTTATATTTTCCAATGGAAAGTAGATTACTAGATATCTATAAACCTGATTATTATTTAGTATCGGCTGATAGCGAATATACAATGATAATTGAGGACCTTAAAGTAACTACTGATTTAGAAGGTGGAGATCATTTTATAGTTACTGGTAGAGATCTGGTAAGCATACTATGTAGACGTATTGTTTGGAAAATGACTACGGTTAGCGGGAATTTTGTTAATGCTATAGATAAGATTCTTAAACAAAATGTCTATGATCCAATCCCTAAAAATAGTAAAGCCAAACGAAAAATAGAAGAATTTTATTGGGATAAAGATAGCACTGATGCTGCTATTAAACAATTAACAATAGATGAGACCCAATTTACTGGTGATGTTGTTTATGATGTTATTAAAGATCTTTGTGACCAGTTTGATGTAGGATTTAGTCTAAAAAGAAATCCAATAACTGGTAAATTTGTATTTAGTCTATATCAAGGGGTTGATAGATCATATAGACAAAATAAAAATAAATATGTAGTATTTTCTCCAGAGTTTGATAATTTAATTAGCACAGATTATACTGAAAATAAATCAAAATACTGCAATGTAACATTGGTTGCTGGAGAAGGTGAAGGTCCAGATAGAGTTACACTTGAAGTCGGAGACACTACATCATCTGGTTTAAATAGACGTGAACTATTCACAGATGCTAGAGATCTATCCTCAGTAATACCAAAAGATGATGAGGATGAAGAAGAGGAAGAACAAGATCCTGAAAATCCTGAAGGCGGTGGTGAAGAAGAGGAAGAACATATGAAACCAGAGGAGTATAAGAAACTCCTTAAAAATCGTGGTTTAGAGAAGCTTAAAGAGGTAGAAATAGAAAAAACATTTGATGGTCAAGTTGATGCTACTCAAATCTATAGATATGGTAGAGATTTCTTTATGGGCGATGTCTGTGAATTAGTTAATCAATATGGCAAAGAAACAAGAGTAAAAGTTGTAGAATACATCCACTCAGAATCTACTAGTGGAATAGAAGAGTATCCTACATTTAAAGTAGTAGAGGAAGAGGAGGAACAAGAATAATGGTTACATATGGATTCTATAATTCTATAAACCACGATCGAGTTTATGATGCCACTCAAATGTCAGAGATATTTGATGGAATTATAAGAGATGGTGTATACCAGTATGTTGGAAATAAATTTTTAGTAGATATAAATGGACTCGAAGGTTTTCAGGTACGTGTTGGTACTGGTCGAGCATGGTTTAATCATACATGGACTAAAAATGATGCACCATTAATTCTTACATTACCTGCTCCGCCAACACTAGATAATTACTATAGAGCAGACGCTATAGTAATTGATATAAATGCTAATGTTAATGTTAGAGAAAACAAAATAACATATGTAACGGGCACAGAAGTTGCTGATAATCCATCACCACCTTATCCGGAATTACTTGATGGGGAACATAAACAGGTAGCGCTTGCTTATATAGTAAGAAAGGGTGCAGAAACTGAGATAAATGCTGCTAACATTAACTATGTTGTTGGATCTAATCCTTGTCCATATGTTACAGCCCCAGTTCAGGCCGTTGATCTTTCTGCTCATGTTGCTCAATGGCAGGCAGCATGGGAACAATGGTTTCAAGGACCTAATGGGTATGTACAAACCCAAAAGAGAGCATTTGAAGCTGAGATAGCAGCTGCTGAAGCAGATATAGAAAATGCTACAGAAAATGTTAATGAAGATGTAGCTGAGTTTAGAGTGTGGATCGCTTCTCAGAAATCTCAGTTTGATGGCTGGATGGATGATAGTAAGGATGATTTCGATATCTGGTTTGCAAATCTTCATTATATTCTTGATGGTGATGCTGCTGGACATTTACAGAACGAGATTGAGGCTTTGGATAATAGAGTAGTACCGATAGAAAAAGGCGGTACTGGTAATACTCATGGACATATTCAGGGTGGGCAAAAACGGTTTGAATATATGGATGGTGAGTATCCAATTGGTGAATTTGCTACAGCTGAGGGTATGAATACAATAGCTAGTGGAAAATGTTCGCATGCTGAAGGCGGTGGAGATTATACAGAAGAACATCATAATGCCGGGTTTATTGGTGATGATATTCATACTAGTGAAGATGCTAGTCAAGGAGGTATTGATTTATCAATTACTGATAACGGTGAAGAAAATAGTACTAGTTGGGGAACATATGATCCTAGTAAAAGTATTGGTAGCTTCAATAATTTAAATTCATTTTATGTAGCAATGGAATTGGTAAATAATACAACCGGTGAGGTATTGATGCATAAAATTGGAGCTTTAGGTCCAGCTAGTAAAAATAGTAAATATTACATTGGATATCTTAATGATAATAATGATCCAGTTCCAACTTATATTAGTACAACACCGCATGATAATGTTGATGTCGGTATATTAGCAAGTCAATATGTAGCATGTACAGGTTATGGAAGTGGTTTAACTAAAGCTAGTATATATGATGGTCATGAATATGATATTAAAAATTATTTACCTGAACCATGTCTTGAAATAGAACTACCATGGACCGGTAAAAGCAATACAGTTTCATTAATGAATGTACCAGCAAAAACAGAATATAGTGAGTCTTTCTCTCCTAAAACAGTTTGGGCTATAGATCCGACTACTAATAAAGTACTTGGGATTTATTATGGTCAGTTCTCAGATTGGAATGCTACTATTTATGGTATACAAACCTTAAGTCTATCAATAAAAGGTAGTATAAATCAGGATTATTCATTTGGATTATATTATCAGAATTGGCATCCATCGAAGAAGAATGTAAAATTGTATTTTTCTAATGGTACTTTTACCCCGCCTTTATCCACAGGGAATGTTGAGATTACAGGTATCGTTACAGTTTATATACCACAGAATGAATATACCAGTTCTAATTGCAGTGTGTTTTTTAAGGGTACAGATTTAGATAATAAATCTAATGATCGTGGATTATATTTAAAAGTTAATGGTGGTGAGAGCGGGACTACATATAAAGTCAATTTCTATTATAGTTATGCTACAGGATCTGATCCAGAGAAACCAATAGATTGGATTCCAGCTGGAACATATATATTGCCCGGTAATAATCCGCCAAGAGCTGTCGGTAATTATTCACATGCCGAAGGATACGGAACAAAAGCATCTGGAATAGGGTCTCACGCAGAAGGCTATGCCATCAATGATTATGCTTTAGAAGAAAATAATCCTGGAGCAAATGGTAACTATTCGCATGCTGAGGGTTATACAACATGGGCTAATGGTACAGCATCTCATGCTGAGGGAAGGAAAACAAAAGCTGTCGGAGATTATTCGCATACTGAGGGATATGAATGTTTGGCAGAAGGAACTTCATCTCATGCTGGAGGTTCATTTTCTGAAGCAATTGGTGATTATTCATTTGTTCATGGGTATAATTTAAGAGCTAATGATAAATGTCAGATATTATTTGGGGAAAATTACAATATATCAGGAAGTGGTTATACACCTGATATTAAAAGATTATACACTACAATATTTGGTCTTGGTTTAGATCCTAGATTTTTAGTTAATAGTTCGGACGATACCATAAATCTTTCATCTATTGATGTCGCTAATGAAATTGCTAATAAAAATATGAATGGTTTTACCACTATTCTAAAATGCCCAAGTAACGTTAACGGAATATTTTACAAAACATTAATGCCGAGTAATACATTTGGAACTTTTTTAGAATTTATTGAAGTTATTGGCGGAGAACCATCAAATCAGTATATATCCTATAGTGGTAGAATACTTAAAATATGGCCTAGTGGGGCGTCACATTGTGGGATTGTTGAGGCCGGGAAACTATTTGATTACTATTCTGGCACTGGAAACTCAGCAATAAACGCTGTAACACTCTTAAACGATAGAAGTGTTTCCATTGGAGGTGATAACTATCAATACCCAATAATAAACATACAGAACAGCGTTAGCAACATGGTTTCGGATAGTACAAAAACAGTATATATAAAATATGTTCTTATGCGACTTATGTAAGGAGGAAATTCAAAATGAAGTTGTCAGGATTACTTACAGCTCTCGGTAATAATCAGGATTTGACGCTCACTCTTCTTAATTCAAATGACATTAAGATGATTGACTTCAACGCAGCTGGTTATAAGCTTATAGCCGAGAGTGATATAGGTAATAAAGAAGTAAAAAGAATTAAACTAATATCTGCAACAGAGGTTTATATTTCTGTTGAAGATAATGATGATACGGAAGAACCTACTGTTGATCCTGAACCGGAACCGG